CTGGACCTGCGACGTAATACCGTCCCGGACGCCTACCGCCCGCCCGTCGGCAACCGCCAGCGCGGGCCCGGCGGCAAGTTCGAGTCCCGCGAGCAAGCCGCGCGGCGCGCCGAAGAGGAACGCAAGGCCGCGATCGTCGAGGACGGCCTCGCCTTCTTCAAGCTCGTGTCCACCGCCGAGCGCGAGCAGCGGGAACAGGAGCTCGAGGACCTGAAGTTCGACCGCGGGCACCCGGAAGACATCTGGATCAAGGAAATCTACGAGGCGCGCAAGGGCGGCATCGACAAGGAAACCGGCCGCTACATCCCGCCGCGCCCGACGCTGACCATCTCCCGCATTGACCAGCCCGTGCAGCAGGTCGTGCAGGAGATTCGGGCGGCGAAGTTCGGCATCACCATCAAGGCGCGCGGCCGCGGGGCGACGAAAGCAAAAGCGCGCCTCCGGCAGGAGCTGTATCGCGCCATCGACACGGACAGCCGCGCGCACCTGCACCGCCTGTGGGCCGCGAACCGCGCCGTGGTGTGCGGCCGCGGGTTCTACCGCATCCTGAAGCAGTTCTCGAACGACGGGGATTTCGACCAGGACATCGTCATCGCCGGCATCGAGAACCAGCACAGCGTCTACTTCGACCCGTTCGCCGACATCACGAACCCGATTGACGCCGAGCGGTGCCTCATCACGTCCGACCTGCCGTGGAAGACCTACAAGCGGCGGTACCCGCGCTCGCGCCTGGCGTCCTACAGCAGCGACCAGCTCACCGGGCTCGGGGACAGCGTCGCCTCGTGGGTTAGCGGGTCGAGCGACGACGAGCGCACGGTGCGCATCGCCGAGTTCTTCTACGTCGTCCACGAAGAGAAAATCCTCGTGGAGCTCGAGGAAGGGGCCACCGCACCCGACGGCACGCTCTTGCCGCAGTACGCCCGCCTCGACGAGCTCGACGAGAAGTACGGCGAGGGCGCGGTTGATGATTTCGTCATCGACCAACGCATCGTGCCCGTGCGCGAGGTCAAGTGGTGCGTCATCAACGCCATCGAGGTCCTCGACGAAGAGGATTGGGACGGTCGCTACATCCCGGTCGTGCCCGTCATCGGGAAGAAATACAACGTTAACGGCCAGAAGTCCTACCAGGGCGTCGTCTTCAAAAGCAAAGACTCGGTCCGGTCCTACTGCGTCATGCGGTCGGAGCAGACCATCGCGGTCGGCATGGTCTCGAAGAGCCCGTGGATCATGGCCGAAGGCCAGGACGAGGGCTACGAGCAGCAGTGGGACGAGGCGAACCAGCGGTATTTCACGCGCCTCACCTACAAGCCGACGACGTTTGAAGGCCAGCTCGTGCCGCCACCGCAGCGGGCGAACATGGCCGCCGACATCGGCGCGCTCACGCAGCTCGCGCGCGAGTCCGAGGCCGACGTCCGCGCCACGACGGGCCGCGAGATGGCCTCCCTTGGCCAGATTTCCGGCGAGCGCAGCGGCAAGGCGATTCGCGAGCTCAAGGTGCAGGGCGAGCAGACGACGGGGATCTACGCCGAGAACCTCGCCAACATGGCGATGCCCTACGAAGGGCGCGTCGTGCTCGACCTGATGAAACACGTCTACACCCGCGTGGGCCGCAACGTGCGGCTGATGGGTGAGGGTAAGGAGTCCGAGCGCGCCATTCTGCTCGGCGTGCCGTTCAAGCGCGACGAGGACGGAGAGCCGGTGCCAGTGGGCCCGGACGAACCGAGGGAAGTCGGCGGCTACGAGGAATACCGCCTCGACGACGACGGCGACTACGACTGCATCGTGGCGGTCGGCAAGAACGACCAGACGGTGCGCGAGGAAGAGGCCGCGTTCATGGGCCAGCTTGCCGAAGCCGTCCCGCAGGCGGTCCCGCAATTCATGGACCTGTGGGTCGAGTCGGCCAGCGAATCGCCGGCCGCGCAGAAGATCGTCGAGCGCCTCCGCAAGATGAACCCGAACCTGAACGACGAGAGCGACCAGGCCGGCGCGCAGAAGATTCCGCCGCAGGTGATGGCGCGCATGAAGCAGCTCGAGCAGGCATTCGGCGAGGCGCGCCAGATGGTGCAGCAGCTTCAGCAGCAAATCGCCACCGAGGAAGCCAAGGCGAAGGCGATGCACCAGACCAAGGCCGCCGAGATCGCGTCGCGTGAGCGCATCGCGCAGCTTCAAATCAAGGCCGACCTGATGAAGAAGCGCGCCGAGCTCGAGGCGGAGAAGGGCGTCGCCTATCTCGATGGGCAAATCGCGCTGCTCGAGCAGGAGCGCGAGCACGACCACGAGTTGAACATGAAGACGCTCGAGGTCGAGATTACCCGGCGCAACGCCGACGAGGCGGCGGCGCGGTCCGGCGGCGCGGAGGCTGGGGCCTGACGTGCCGTCGGGTGTCCATCAGAACCGGGCGCCGCAGGACGCGCAATTCGCGGAGATCCAGCGGTTGTATCGCGAGCTGCTCATGGCCGCGGGTCTTCCGTTGCAACCGGCGCTGACCGGGCAATTGGTCCTGCACGTCGGCGACGGGTACGTCGGCCAGATCGACGTGATGCCGGTGCCGCAGAAAGTGAAGCTGCAGCGCGTCGCGGTGGACACAAAATTCCTGCAGGCGCGAAAAGGTGTTGACACGCGCTGGATCGATCCGTAGAGTTGACACGTGTTTGTACGCTCGCGCCCCTAGCCGCGCGGGCTTGATAATGTAAGTTTCCAGCACACTGCTGGCCAACCGTTTGAACAACGAGGCCGGCGGATTCCCTTCGGGGAGTCCGCCGGCCTTTTTGCGTTTCAGGAGCGTGAATGGCGGACGAGCACGTCGGCGGCGCGGCAGACACCGGAGAGGGCGGCGGCGAGCCGTATTCCCCAGACAACCGCCCGGATTCGGCCGGTGCACTAGATACCGGCTGGGACGTCGAATCTTCATCGCTGGTGAAGTCCCCGGCGGCCGATGCTGGCGCGGCGGCGGCAGGCGCGGGCGATCAGGACGGCGAGGCGGTGGGCGACGACGGCGGCGAGGGCGCGCATGGCGATGGTCGGTCCGCCGCGCAGGAGCGCGCCGATCGACTCCGCGACAACCGCGGGCGTTTTGCCCGGGCCGGTGAAGGACAGGACGGTGCTCCTGGCGCCGACGGCGGCGAGGCTGCCGGCGCTGGAAAGGGCGGCGCGAAGCCGTCCGACACCGAGAAGCGCATCAAGCAGCTCACCGCCCGCGTGGGACGGTTCGAGCGCGAAGCCACGGGCTGGCGCGAACGGGCGCTGGCGCTCGAGCAGGAATTACAGCGGACGCGTGGCGGCAAGCCGGCCGAGGGGGCCGAGGCGGCCGCCGGCGCCGAGGGCCGCGAGGGTCGCCGCGAGGGTGCGGGACGGGAGAAGAAATTCACGTTCCCGACCTGGGAGAAGTACAGCGAGCAGCACCCGGAGGCGACGCACGAGGACTACATGGACGCGCGTGACGACGCGCGCGAAGAGTTCAAGACCAACCTCCGCCGACAGGCGCAGGCAGAGGTCTCGGCCGAAACCGAACATGTCGAGACCGCGCGGCAGTACCGCGAGCGGCTCGATAGCTACGCCGCGTCGCACCCGGAGTACGCGCAGCTCATCGAAGAGCACGGCGAGTCGATTCCGAATTCGCCGGTGATCACACGCATCGCGCTCCAGAGCGAGCGATGCGGCCAGATCCTGCACAGCCTGGCGGCCAACGCAACCCTTGCGCGCCGCTTCGCGGCTGTGTCGATGCCGACGATGGCGGCCGATTTCATCGCCGCGTCGCCCATCGCTGAAAGCCTGGTGATGCACATCGCCAAGAACCCCGTCGAGTTCCGCGAGCTGCTCGACGAGGGACCCGTCCGCGGGATGCGGGCGCTCGGAGAGCTCGAGAGGAATCTGCTGGCTGCTCGTCGACCTGGCAAGGGCCCAGCCGCAGGTTCAGCCACCAAGCGTCCGTCTCCACCGATTCGGCCCATCGGAGGGAGCGGTCCTGCCGGCAACGGTGCCGCGGGTGATGACCTCGACTCGATGGAGTTCGGTCCCGACTGGATTCGGGCCGACAACGAGCGCGAGCGTCGCGCCGGGCGCCGCCGGTTCTGAGGACATAGACAGCCATGGCGGTAGCAAATCAGTTTGTTACGCCCGAATGGACGATGAAGAAGGTTGGCAAGCGTGTTGTCAACAACATCGTCTTCGGCGCGAACGTCAACCGCAGCTACGACGACCAGTACAAGGTCGCCGGCGCGAAGGTTGGCGACACGGTCAACGCCCGACTCCCGCAGCGGTATCTCGCTGGCCGGGGCCCGGTGATGACCCCGCAGCCCATCGTCGATCGGACGGTTCCGATTCAGCTCACCGACCAGGTGCACGTCGGCATCGAGTTCACCTCGGCCTCGCTGACGATGTACGTGGACGACTACAACGAGCGGTACATCGAACCGGCCGTTGACCAGCTTATCCAGGAGTGCGACGGGGACGGCCTCGAGCGCATGTATCTGGAGACGCACCACTGCGTCGGCACCCCGGGCACCACGCCGGGCGCCGGAGCGACGTCGCACTACAGCACGAACATCACCTACCTCGACGCGGGCGCGAAGCTCGATGACTACGCGGTCCCGATGTCGCGGCGCGTGGCGGTGCTGTCGCCGACGATGCACACCAACCTCGTGAACGTCAATTCGGCGCTCTTCAACCCGGCCAACGCCATCGCGAAGCAGTACCGCGAAGGGCAGTTCGGGGACGAGGCGCTCGGCATTCGCGAGTTCTACAAGTCGCAGAACGTCTTCCGGCACGTGACGGGGACGCCTGGCGGCACGCCGGTCGTGAACGGCGCCGGCCAGACCGGCGGGACCATCAGCGTCCGCGGCATGACCGCGACCACGGGTGACTTCCACGACGGCGACATCATCCAGTTCGCCGGCTGCCGTGGCGTCAACCCGATGTCGCGTCGGTCGACCGGGCGGCTGATGGACTTCCTCGTGCAGGGTGATGCCACCGCGAACGGCTCGGGTGTCGCGAGCGTCAACATCTACCCCGAAATCATCCTCTCGGGCGCGTCGCAGACGGTCGATGCGTCGCCGGCGGATGGTGCCGCGGTGACGATGTACGGCTCGACGCACTCGGACGTCGACGGCGTCACGTCGCCTCAGGGCCTCATCTACGACCCGGACGCGTACGCGCTGGTGTTCGCCGACCTCGAGAAGTTCGAGGGCATCTGGCTCTCGGAGCGCATCTCGAACAAGGCACTCGGCATCAGCATCCGTATGCACAAGGGCGCGGA